GAGCAGTCTGGACAGCTTCCGAAAGCTGCAGGCAGAAAATCAGAAATTAGGCGACAGGCTGAACTATGCCCGCCAGCGTGCAAATTTGCTCAGTCAGGAACTGGGAGCGATGGGGCCGCCTTCGCAACGTCAGGTTGTCGCTCTGGGCCGTCAACGGCTGGCTGTTCAGCGCCTGGAAGAACGCCAGAAAAAGCTGCAGCAGCAGACGGCGCTTGTGCGTGCAGAACTTTATCGTGCTGGTATTTCAGCTAATGATGGCGCCAGTGCGACGGCCCGCATTACCCGTGAAACGATGCGTTATAACAGGCAGCTTTCTGAGCAGGAAGCGAGGTTACGACGTGTCGGGGAGCAACAGCGAAAAATGCACGCCGCCCGGGGAGCTTACGTCAGGCGTCTTGAGGTAAGGGATCGTATTGCAGGTGCTGGAGCCACCACCACGGCGGCAGGGCTGGCAATGGGCGCGCCAGTGATGGCGGCAGTAAAAAGCTATACCAGCATGGAAGATGCCATGAAAGGTGTGGCAAAGCAGGTCAATGGTCTGCGTGACGATAATGGCAACCGCACTGCACGTTTTTATGAAATGCAGGATGCCATCAAGGCTGCCAGCGAACAGTTGCCGATGGAAAACGGTGCTGTGGACTTCGCCGCACTGGTTGAAGGTGGTGCGCGCATGAACGTCGCAAACCCTGATGACAGCTGGGAAGACCAGAAACGTGACCTGCTGGCCTTCGCCAGTACGGCTGCGAAGGCGGCAACAGCCTTTGAGCTGCCAGCGGATGAACTGTCAGAAAGTCTGGGGAAAATCGCCCAGCTCTACAAAATCCCTACCCGCAATATTGAACAGCTCGGTGATGCGCTGAACTATCTGGATGATAACGCGATGTCGAAAGGGGCGGACATCATTGATGTGATGCAACGCCTGGGCGGTGTGGCTGACCGTCTGGATTATCGTAAAGCGGCGGCGCTGGGTTCCACCTTCCTGACACTGGGCGCTGCGCCAGAGGTTGCAGCCAGTGCAGCAAACGCGATGGTGCGTGAATTGTCCATTGCCACCATGCAGAGCAAGAGTTTCTTTGAAGGGATGAATCTGCTGAAACTCAATCCTGAATTGATTGAAAAGCAGATGACGAAGGATGCGATGGGAACTATCCAGCGCGTGCTGGAGAAGGTAAACGCGCTGCCGCAGGACAAGCGCCTGTCTGCCATGACTATGTTGTTTGGTAAAGAGTTTGGCGATGACGCGGCGAAACTGGCAAACAACCTGCCGGAACTGCAGCGCCAGCTAAAACTGACAGCGGGCAATGATGCGCTCGGCTCCATGCAGAAAGAATCCGACATTAACAAGGATTCACTTTCTGCGCAGTGGTTGCTGGTCAAAACCGGAGCGCAGAACACCTTCAGCAGCCTGGGCGAAACGCTGCGCCAGCCGCTGATGGATATTCTGTACACGGTGAAAAGTGTCACGGGAGCGTTGCGCCGCTGGGTGGAAGCTAACCCGGAACTGACAGGCACACTGATGAAAGCATCGGCTGTTGTCCTGGCTGGCTGGCGCACCACTGGCACTGCTGCGACGCGGGCTTGCTTCATCGGGCAACGCCGCAGGTTTACTTACTGCGCCGTTGTCGTCTTTGCGCCGCACGGCATCACTGACGGGAAATGTCCTGAAAACTGTAGCAGGTGCGCCGGTTGCACTTTTGCGGTCTGGATTATCCGGTTTACGTGCTGTTGCTGTGATGTTTATGAATCCTCTGGCGGTACTGCGCGGTGGACTGGCCGCCGCAGGCACGGTGCTGCGAGTACTGGCATCTGGTCCACTGGCGATGCTGCGCGTTGCCCTGTATGCCATATCTGGTCTGTTAGGTGCTCTGCTCAGTCCGATAGGTCTTGTGGTTACTGCACTGGCGGGCGTGGCGCTGGTGCTGATCCTGCTGACCTCGGTGCCGCTCGGCATCTGGGCAGCGCGGCACCGCAACCGCCTGCCGGATTACGTGGTGCGGCTGATCGCTTTTTTTGGCGTTTCGATGCCCAACTTCTGGCTCGCCTTCCTGCTGGTGATGTGTTTCTCGGTCTGGCTTAAATGGCTCCCGGCGATGGGCTACGGCGGCGGGCAGCACATCATCCTGCCTGCCGTATCGATTGCCTTTATGTCACTGGCGATCAACGCGCGCCTGTTGCGCGCCAGTATGCTGGAGGTCGCCGGACAGCGGCACGTCATCTGGGCGCGGCTGCGCGGATTGAGTGAAAAGCAGACCGAGCGTCAG